TTCTTCCTCTTCTTCCTCTTCTTCCTCTTCTTCCTCTTCTTCCTCTTCTTCCTCTTCTTCCTCTTCTTCCTCTTCTTCCTCTTCTTCCTCTTCTTCCTCTTCTTCCTCTTCTTCCTCTTCTTCATCATACTCTATGAGTTCATTAAAGTATATACCTGTAAACTCATCTTTTGTCAGAACAGTAACCTCACAGTACAGACCATTGACTTCCTCAAGAGTCTCACCAAGATCGGTAATATCCTCCGGGATATCAACTTCAAGAGTCTCAAGAGAACCCTGCAACCAGTCCAAGCTCTCTTCATTCTCGATACCATCATACTTGTTGATTTTCTTCCCTTCGTACTTACCTTCCATGATAGTCATGGCCCAGTGTACCTGAAGACGCTGACTTGTCTTTGACTCTTCAATTATTGCAGAGTCAATTCTGCAGTTATAGGTATCATCTGGTACCATACCACTACCAACTTTGGGTTCTGCTTTTCCCCATGTCTTTTGAAGTCCTTTTAAACGAGTAGCAACACTTGCTTTCTTAGCCATAACAATTTCTCCTACGTAAGTAGCCATAAATTTAATAAACCTAAAACAATAGTCCAATCCATCAGCCAAGTATTATTCGATAAATTTCTCCTTCCTAACCACTATACTCCTTAAAGTATTTCTGTAGTTTGTTAATAGCCTCTTGCTCAGTATCAAAGAATATCATATCTGGTAGAATTCCCAGTCTATCTCCGGCTTCCATGTTTTCTTTTGGTTTAGTATATAAGCATCTTGACTCTTGAAATAAAACTCCATCTTTTTTCTTCTTTTTCTTACTTATTTTCTTAAGATTAAAACCCATTCTTATTACTTGATCACATATATCATTAAGAACTTCAAAAGTACCCTTTTGTAAAAAAGGCATTGACTTGGTAATCCTGATAGATCGAGATATTACTTCCTTCTCAGATTCATGACAAACAAACACGATACCTTTATCTAATGCAACTAGCCTGAGTATCCAATACTGCCACTCAGATCGATATGCATCCCAACCTTTACCCCACTCAAGGTCAGAAGGGTGTACTATCTGCTCTCTTCCACATACATATAGTTGACAGAATTTAGCAAGATTATCTGCAGTATCAACTATAAAAGTTTGTATGTTCTTAAGCTTCTTGGGATTAGTTTCAAACTCTTTAATTATAGCCTTAAACATTTTCCAAGATGCACAATATGTTTTTCTTACTTTAAGCCATTTATATCCTGGCTCAGTAGGTATAAAATAAGAATCTGGTATAAGAGAGCAAAGTGTAGTCTTACCTATTTTATTCTGACCATATAAAAGTATAAGAGCATCACCTACATTAGTAGACTCTACTGACGCTACTGCTTCTATAAGTATATTATCAGAAATCTTTACCTTGTAGGCCTCACTAGAAAGACTCTCACTTGGGTCTATCCCTTTTCTACCAAACTTCTTATTTTTTTTTCTTATCATCTTATATTCTTTCGCTTATTTAATGTTTACCAATGTATTATAACAAAAGATTGTATACAAATAAAATCTTTTTTATACTTTTTGTAGAAAAAATGAAAATTATTTTATTCCTTTGTTTTCCACCTCAGTGCGATCTTCCTGCTTCATATTAGTATTGAATCTATCTTGGTTTATTTGATTCTTCTGTATATAGAAAGAATGTATCTCTTCTGCGGTCATGCCAAGATGAACAGCAATGCCCATAAGAAAATGTAGCAGGTCGACAACTTCTACCTTGGCATTGTGTATACCCTTAGGTCGTGGATGAAAAGCTTTGCCTGTTCTGAACTCTGCATACCAATGCTTGTAGTAGAAACTGTCTCTAAGCTCAGCCAGTTCTTGGGTCATGTATGTGGCATTATCACATATCATTTTACCAACATTGGTCATTCCTTCCATTCCCATTTCACAACCAAAACACTTATCCCTGCCATACAACTTTTCAAGTGCAGTTTGCCCATTAAAAATATCCTTTAACATATCACTCATAGTTTTTACCCTTTCTTCTTAAGTTTTTTCTCCCCAACATATGTAGACAACTCCCTATTCTCATGGTCATATCTCAATTCTCTCTGCTGAAAAAGTTTAGCATATAGTGGCCAATTATTAGGATTAGAGCACAATGGCATAAACTCACACATACCATACTCATTACATCGGCCTTCTGACTTAGGCCAATTCTCTGGTATAAGAACTTTTTCTTTCCCAAGAAATTGGTACTTACTATATAGGTCAAATGCCACTGCCTCTATATCACAAAATACTCCTCTCATAGAAGATTTACCAAATCTAAGAATATGTTTAAAGAAATAGAAATCTGGTCGTCCATATAAATCTTCTTCATACCTGATTATATATGCCTTATGTGTTTCTCCTATTCTAGGTCTTATATTTGGTTTCCTAAAAACAAAGTAGATACACTCACTAGGAAACTTTCCAGTCAAATGTTTTATGCCAACTGCATAGGTATTTATTTGTTTATCAAATTTCAGTTTCTTAAAGTAGAGTGCATCTACTCTTGACGATGTTTTATATTCCCCCTCTATTACTTTGTTTCCTCTTTGCCTATACTCATCGATAGTACCAGTAAGTATAAGAGGAGACTGTTTGAGACATATCTCAAAACCAGTTTCAACTTTAACTATATCCCATTCCCCCTGCTCTCCTTCAAATAGATCAGCATATACCTTAATAGTAGTAACTGCTATTTCTAATAATAAATCTGCTTCAGCAATATCTAATCGTTTTACCATATATCTTTTTCTCTGTACTCTAGCCTCTTTTCTCATTTTCTCTTCTACAAATTTAAAAGACTTGTTCTTAGAAAGCCATTCAATACCAACATGTACAATAGAACCATAGTAAAAGTTAAGATTAATTTTCTTTTGTTCTAGGTTCATAATCCATCTCCAGAAATAATATCTATCACATTTCTGCTTATCCTTAAGCTTATGAACACTTACACCAATTATCTTATCACTAGGTACTATATGCTCTAACAACCTTTTCCATCTTTTATTCATGACTTTCCTTTCTTTTTCCGCATACGAGTTAACATTTGTTTTAATATAGATATAATTTTTTGGTCATTTAATGGTTCTTGTCCTATTAACCCAGACTGCTTACCAATAAAAGAATTTGTTACCCTTGGTTCTTTTATAGTTTCAAGCACAATACCCCAATTAAAGTGAGAATAATTCTTTTCATTCTCTTCAATAAACTTTGCTACCTCAAGAAGAGTAGGAAGAAGCAATTGTATGACAATAGAATAATTTGCATTAATATCAAGAAGTTTAAAATAAACCTCTTGTCTTAATCTAATCATATCCTCTGGGAAATAGATCATATCATACTTATCTGATTTTATTGTTTGAAGTTTCATGTTATCTTCCTAAACTTATTCTCTTGTTATCTTAATTTCAATCAATTGAAAAGCCTTTACTATAAGCTTATTCTTTATAGTCTTGTTTTTACCCACTAACATTATCGGTATATTATATTCACAAGCAATAAGACTATACCAATGATATAGACTCTCTGGTGTAAGTCTACCATATTTACATGCAGATGTTATTCCAGATGGTGTATCTTCAATTATCATGAGTGGAATATCAACACTAGACATCTTATCAAGAAAAGCCCTAAACCTTTCTCTATATGGTTTACTAATATCAGTTAATATTTCAGCCCAACCGCTCTTCTTCTCAATACAAACTATATCCTCAAAACCTTTAAAAGTATAGTCACCCAGTGCCAAGCGTGTCTTTTTCAATTCATACCTTGGCTCATCTGATAAATCCCAACGGTTTTTCTCCCTATCATCTACGAGGATGATTCGTCTGCTTGGGAGATCGAGTCTATTTTCTCTGACGTATCTTGGCATTTGCCTATTCCTTCCATAATTTTCTCGTGTTCTTCCATAACTCTCTTATGCATAGACAGTATTTCTGTCTTGCCAACTACAGTAATATCACAGAACCTCATCTTATCTATAAGCCTTCTGTCTTCTTCAGTCAAATCTCCTTTTGCAAGAACATCCTTAATCATTAATTCACATTCCTGTCTCTCTTCTTCACTAACTAAACTAAATTTACCCATTGTTTTTCCCTTTCTAATTATCTGTGTATGCCGGTAACCATATAGAATGTTTTTCTTCCCATGAGCCACCTGATATAGCTGCCTCAGTTGGCAACCTTCTAATCCCTCGTCTCTGCAACTGTGGAATATTTTCCATTATCTCTTGAATATCCCATATCAACCTGTGTAATTGTTTTACTTTTTTCGGTACTTGTATAATTAACTCATCATGTATTGGTAAAACTAAATCTGGGTTTAGTTTATCAACTTCTTTTCTTGACCTCAAGTACTTATCTATTTTTATCATAACAATCTTTAATATCTGAGCACATCCTCCTTGAACAAGACAGTTAATTGCTTTATAAGCATCTCTAACCTCTAGGTTATATCTCCTGCCAAAAATATCTTTTACATAACCATCATGTCTAAGCTTTTTCTTACAGTCTTCTGTAAATTCCTCAATCCTTGGGTATTCCTCAAGATAACTCTTTCGCAGGTCATAAGCCTCAAGTACTGGTATTTTCATTTCTTCAGCCAATGTTCGAAAGCCCATACCATAAATTATACCAAAGTTAACCTGTTTACACTTCTGTCTTTCTATCTTACTTGCAATAACATTCTTACTAGAATTCCCATATATAGAATCTGCTACATACTGATGAATATCAAGACCATTTCGAAATGCCTCCAACATTTTCTCTTCACCGGCAGTAACAGCAAATATCCACATTTCCATTTGGTTATAATCTATAAACAGATTATAATACCCTGGCTTTGCTACAAAACAATGTCTCACCTCATTCTTCGCGCCTTCCTCATCAGTTGGCCTAGGTATAGTTTGCAATGCTGGATCAGTTATAGTCATTCTACCCGTTCGTGAGTCAGTAGGATTTATATTACAGTAGATAACTCCCTTATTAATCTTTGCTCTTTTCCTAAGTGGATGCAAATATGTATTGAGAAGTTTGTAACAAACTTTCAAATCATGAAGTGTCTCTATAAACTTCTTAACCCTAGCCCTTTTAGTTTTAATTAACACCTTCTTGAGTATTTTCTTATAATCAGTAGATACCTTGCCCTTAAGTAATAACTGTCTCTTTGGTACTTTGAGATTTTCCAAAAACACCTCATGCAATTGCTTTGGCGAATTTGGATTAAACTTCTCATTTGCAAGTTTAAACAACTTCTCTTGCAACTTGGGTATCTTTGGCTCTAATTTATTTATTTCTATAGTAGCTTGCCTTCTGCTAAAATACATACCAGTACATTCCATATCCTTTGTAATATCTATAATCTTTCGCTCACGACAGTACACCTGTCGGTGTTTTTGGTTTATATCCTTCCTAAGTGCAATATTAAGTAGATAAGTCGCAAATGCATCTATTATAGCATAATCACTTATTATCTCTTCTGGTATAAAGGAATAGTTCACATATCCTTTTGGGTAGCCTGCTCGAGTGTAGCTAGACCTAATATTCCTGAGCACTGCCTTAAGCTCTTTTCCCCAACCCATTGAAATACCAAGGATAGGCGCTAATTCCTTAAGACCAAAGTCCATTCTTCTATTCCAGACTAAGCGAGCCATTGTCAGAGTACAATCTGTCTGTTCTTTTACTTTTACTCCTATACCCTCTAATACTCTAACATCATACTTTAGATTATGTGCTACCTTGTATCCTTTAACGCCACTTAAGAAGTTACACATATCATCATATAAATCTGTACCCTGTTTACCCCAAAACAGATTAACCTCATTCTTAGCTGGAACAGCAAGAGATATACCAAAAGGATATGGGCCATTAACTATTATATCAGATTTTCCAGTATGAAGGACAGATGGTATGTTAAATGTAAGACTTGTAGTTTCAGTATCAAATGACATTGCCCCATAAGTATCATTATTCATACCTGCCCATTGTCTAAACACTTGATTAGCATACTTACCTGCTGTAAGCACTCTTGGGCATTCGTCTAAAAATTTTTCTGAATCTGTTCTCATATTGATAATATATACATAGAGTGAAAATCACTAACATTTTTACAATCAAGATTCATATACAACTTTCTTCCATAAGCATTCATCATTTTTTCAGTTATCCTGGCTCCTCCAGTATGTAACATCATGTGATAGCCAAATAATATATCAAGAGAACTTCCAACTTTTGGCTCTACTATTACTATAGAAATAAGTTTCTTAAACTTTTTCCTACAATTCTCAAGTATATCCCATCTTTGATCAGTATTAAAACAATGAAGAAATTCTGCCATAAATACTACTGTTGGTACATTATTAGTATTCTCATCAAAATCTTTAAAAAATTCTTGTACACTACAGTTATCATAATACACCTTTCCCATATTTTCTATTTCTATTTTCATATTTTCAGAAAGAGGATATAAATCTATACTATGATAAGCCTCAAAAAATGGATTCATACCCATCAACATTGGACCAAAATACCCACTACCTGCTCCAACATCAATAACTTGAGTGTTTTCGGTTATATTAAAACAAAACTCTTGCTTCCTCCAATCCATAAAATAAAACTGTTCTTCCATTCTCCTACGATAAATTTTTTGAAAAAGATCTGATGATATATTATTATTTTCTTCTGTAAAGTTTAGAGCATCTATCAAAGAATATTTAGCCCAACTAATAATCTGCCCAATTTCATCAATAAAAATTACAGCTCTTTTTTCTGTTAAACCTCTGTCTCTTAATATTTTTATAACTTCCTTACGCACAGACTCTCTGTATACTGTTTTACTCTTAATTCTATTTAGATAGATTAAAGCACCTAATAACCTGTATTCACTCAGTATTTCAACCATCTTGTCTTTTATAACTATATCAAGCATTACTATACTCCCTTCTTATAGCTCATCTCACCTGAAATAATTCTGTCAAAAATTACACTTAATTTAGCAATCCATTCAACTCCACCTTTTCCACCACTATAAAGATAATAAGCTGGATGGAATACTGACATAAACAAATGATTAAACGGTCTTTTAACTTTCTGCACAAAAAAGTGATCTCTGTTAAAAACAAGGCCATAATATCTATGAAAAAAATTTCGAGCATCTGTACCAAAAGCTATTACTATTTTTGGCTTTATGATAGCCAACTCTCGTTCTAAAAACGCAGAACAGTTGTCTATCCATTCTCTTTGATTCTTTGCATTATTCTTTGGATGACAATGTACCAAATTAGTTATAAATATCTGTTCTCTAGTCATACCTGATAATTGTAAAGCTGCATCAATATAATATCCTGAGCCTTCTGTAAATGGTATACCTGTTCCCATACATTGAGTACAGAAAGATTGACCAACAATAAAGATTTTAGAAAGTAGAGAACCATAGCCTAACCCCGCTTCTGTTACTCCTTGGACATTCATGCCTTCACAGTTGTTACATCCTAAGATCTTCCAATCAAGAGCTTTCTTTCTTTTTGCCCTTAAAAATAATCTGTTAATACTTTTGAAACTATCTCTTCTTGGCACAAGCGTCTCAAGATCTATCATCCTTGAATTTAGAAGTTCCACAGTTTTATTCTTAAGAATATCACCAGGATTTTTATCACTATTTTTCTTTGATTGCTTTTCCAACACTATCAAGACTCCTTATTCTTTCTCTTTCCCTCTCTCTTTCAGAAAGTAGAAGATAGTTTACAGCATCTCTAACACTATCTTTGACCAACTCTCCTCTCGGAGTTGCCCTTATTTTATCCTGACTAAGATTACCAATTCTTGCAAGCTTTATACCAAAAAGACAATTGGCAACATCATGAGGCAGAATTCTTTGCTCATCATATCCACCAACAATGTTGGCTATTTTAGCTGCTATTATAAAGTTGTCTCTTCCATAATCGCAACCTCTTTCCACTAGTATTGTTTTGCACATCTCAAGAGTACATTCAATCTGTTCTTTGTTTATTTCTTCAAATATCTCACCAGGTTGTTTTTTTCCTTCTAACACTACATACTCCTTTCTTTTATGCTATCCCACATCTTTTTACAGAAGAAACAACTATAACCACATTCATCACTAATACATTCTCCATTAAGTATTTTATTCAGAAGCATAGATACCTCATTAGCATCACATGGAATATTCACTACATTCGTTGCTTTTTTCTGTTCATCTTCCCAATGTTCATTATTAAGAGTAGCCTGCAAATGCCCCCAGAGATTTAGAAGGTTGCCAGTATATATTCCACTTAAATAAATATCACCAATCCAACTGATATACTCTGTAGAGTGAGTTCTTCCAGTAATCTTAAAATTAGAAACTCCAGTTCTTTCTTGATAGGTGGTCATCCATTGTGGAAGTATAAATCTTGCCATTAACCAAGATTGAGACTTTCCATCTCTTGACTTTATACACTGTGTCATAGGATTAAACTCTTTAACGTCCATGCATTGGTTAAGATAGCATATCTGTCTATAGAGACCATCACATTCTACACCACCAATAGAACAGAACTCATTAGCAAGTAACTCAAGAGGTATAATCTTTTGGGCTTTCTTAAGCCAGTTAATATCCCTGTTTCTCCAAAGTGCAGGACATACTGCCTTAACTTTTGGCCATCTTTCTCTTATCTCCTTGAGCTGTGCAAGACTGTGCACATTCATTATTGTACTAATAATAATATCAGGACAACCTCCTCCTAAATATTCATGGAGAATATCTATCATAATTGGATTAGCTACTATTATAGCATTTACAAAAGGATAAATATTTTCCACATATTCTGTAAAAGCACCTCTTATCATTGCACTATCAAAGATATTATTAGTAATGTCATTTGATTTTCTTAATCTTGGAAATAAAGAGTTAAGAGTTATATTAATACCTATATTTTCTTCGCTCAATGCCTTATACACATCACATAAGTCGTTGAGATGTTCTGCTTCAAATAACCCTCCAGGTTTCTCTCGTTCAAGAGGTCGAGTACTGCCAAATTGATTCTGATGAAAAGGAGACCCATATACAGTATTAATCTTTATACCAGTTTTGTTATAGTCATATTTTCTTGCTAACCCAACTATAGCATCAACATGCTCTTGAGAAAAATTACATCCTAGGTTAAGACCTATCATAACTGCCTCCTATCTAAACTTACTTATTAATTATTGTCTGCGTCTTCCGGTATTTCCTCTGAAGTCCCTACCCCATCATTAATCTCATCCTCCTGGCACATCGAAAAACCACTCTTGAAACAGGCAGTAGAAATAATATCAGCAAAATGCCATGGAATAGTCTCATGGCTTATATACCATTGCATGTCAGAGGTATTAATAAGAGTAAAACGTATTACCTCTTTACTGTCACCAAACACTGGTGCATAATTAATAACTACCCCAGGACAAAATTCAATTAACTTTGGGCTTGGAACAATAACAGCCATTCTGTTATTTGGTTGCTTAACTCCAATATTAAGCCTAATAGTAGTATTAGACCCAGGAGGAATAACATAAGGACTATCAAAAAACAACTTTATATTACCATTTGCTCCACTAATAGCTGAAACTTTCATCTCCATTATGTTCTCCAATCTTTTCTGTTAGCCTTAAAAATAAAAGTAGTAGAGTCTACACCACTACTTTGTCAATATTATAACACTGGTACTGCTCATAGAACTCTACTACTTTCCAGGGAAATATTACTTACTCATCTCTGTTTTTCTTCTTTTTCTTCTTTTTCTTCTTCGGAGGATCTTCTGCCTTTACTTTCTTGGCAGCACGAGTCTTCGGAATATCAAGACCCTCTGCTCTGAGCATATTCTTCCAGGTGATAATAGACTTATTATCAGCTCTGGACTCAGGGAACTTGCTCAGAAGTTTTGCAAGAGCCTTATCATTGGCGATGTTAGGGTCATTACCATAAAGCTCACGGAGAAAACCAATTCTTTCTCCTCTTTTTCCTTTCTTTTTTTCAGGTGCATTTTCTTTCTTTTTCTTCATTTTGCTCATGTCAGTCTCCTAAAATAAGTTAAAACTATTAGAAATCAACTCTACGTATTATATAAAGTAATATCTCCTACGTATACAAAAAAAGAATAAATTTATTAAAAAATTTCTCTGGCTGCTCCATAAGCATAAACTATAATTTTAGTCCTAACCGCTTCCTAAGTTTTCTATATCTACCCCATCTTGGGACCGATTCTACTATCTTTCCTCTAGTTCTCCAATAAGTAAAGTTACTGTTATGTCTAATATCAATAACCGGTATTTCAGTCCTATAGAACTTTACCTTAATACCATCATTTCTACCTGGTTCTAAGAAAAATTTGCCTAAATCCCAAACTGCAATCTTCTTGCGAATCGCCTCTATCAATAAATCCCTCTTTCCAAACAGTGTTGCCATTGGAAATTCCATCTCACCTCTTTTAATATACCCCTTTTCTGTAAGCCTGTATACCGATGTATTATATCCAATTCCATTAGTAACTAATTCAAAATGCTCCTTTGGGTAAAGAACATCATGTTCTGCTAAAAAAACCGTCTCACTCTCTGACTTCTCAAGACCAAACATTATCTGTAAAAGAATAGCCAAGCTATCTCTTGGTCCTTGAAAAAACCAATTCTTATCGAAATCATTTCTCTTTCGTCTTGATATAGATATAGTTGGTAGACCTGCCTCTCTAATAATATCCTTAACCTTATTATTCATATCAGTATGGTCAAGCGTATTATCAGTATAATAGATTATTGACTTTTCTTTCTTCTCTTTCATCTTTCTCTCGTTCAATCCATTGGTCCCAACCAGGACAAGTATTAAATTTATCAGCAAGCCAGGCATAGTCCCTATGTTGATTTGGTGCCAAGCGTTCCTCATATAAATGTTTAATAGCTCCAAGCGTATGTTTTGGAGATAATACTTTACCAGCCCATTCTGTTCTATCAATACTACCCTTATGAACTCTACCAATATGCTCACATATTACATCATTCCTTAAAATTATAGGCCTTGGGTCTATTCCACATAACCATTTTCTTAATGTCCACTCTATTCCCATATACCCCCATCCAGAATATGTTTCATTAAAATCCTCCCACTGATCTCTCTTATGTAACCAAGCACATCCTGTCATAGTCATCAGCTCTTCTTCTATTTTAACTGGTGCTCTGTCAACCCAATAACTATTTGAAAGAGAATCCCAATGATGATACACATGTCTTATCAAATGTTTCTTCCAAGCTCTTACATTAAGAATACAAGAAACCACAGTAGAATTTGAAAACTTATTACAAGTTTCCATAAGCTTAATATTCCAGTTATCTGTACGCATAAAACAATGGGCATCTGTATGAAAAAAATAATCTCCTTGTGCAAACTCAACTGCCTTATTAATACATACCCTACGCCCTCTAGTATTTGGATTATATAGTACCTTTATTCTATTGTCTTTTACTGTATCCTGTATGGTACCATCAAGAGAAACTATTATCTCAAAATCACCAATGGTAGTTGCTAATAAATTCTCTAATGTTTTATTAAGACATCTCTCTTGTTTACAAATTATTATAATACTTATCATTTTCTAAATATACCTATAACATCATCCCAGAAATCTCTTATCTGATA